AAAATCATCTCCAAACTGTATTTTCCCTTCTTGCTCCATCGTTTTTTTTATATCTAAAAATAAAGGGAAAACAATTCCGTTGTTTTCTATTTTAAAATCAGCCATTTATTTCCCTCCTGTCTATTTCAATCTTTGCTTCTTCGCCAAAATAATCAAATTTTATTCTAAAAAAGCCTTCCCTATTTTCTGATTTTGACTTTTCAATAATTATGCTACTTAAATCTACTCCTTTATAAGAAGAAATTTTTTCATACATATATGCAATCATCAAATCTTCTCGTTCCTGTGACTTTAACTGACCTACATAATCTAACCAAGGTATCCCTATTTCAGTTCTTAAATCATAAGTCCCTTTTATATGCTTTATAAGTTCAACTATATCCTGTTTTGCTTTTTCTTTTTCATTTAGCACTATAAGATCATTATCTTTAAAATGTAAATCTCCATTTTTCATTTCAAAAGCTATCATTTCTCACCTCTATGGATGTATATAATCTACTCCACCTTTTTTTATTCCGCTTTCAGTATCTATTTCAGAAACTTTCAGTTTACCTTTTATAGTAACATCGCCTGTTATCTTCAAGTTTCCAGTTATTATTGTATTTCCAGTTATTTCTATACTATTTCCTAAAATAATGTTTGTTCCATTCTTTTTATTATTGATAACTATTTTATCGTTGTTTTTTTGCTTTCCGGAAATAATATCCGAAGGTATTGCCCTTATCACAACCGCAAATCCCATTTCTGTCCTTCCAAAACTCTGTTGCTCTGAAATTTCATTAGATTGAAAAGCCTCAATATATGGTCTTTCAAATATATTTATAAAAACCTTGTCATCATTAGAATAAGGAACATATATTTCAAAACTGTCACTACTGAAAACTGGTAATAAAGGAACATCTGTTAAATCTTCAGGAGTTGTCTGTATAACATCATCTTTCAAACTTCTTACTGCCTTCTGTAAAAATTTTACACTTGCTTTTCTTTTTTCATTATCAACATCATAAATTTTACCTATCCATGTCGTATGTATATCGTTGATTCCATCCTGAATAAGCATTTTATTATGTTTTTCAAGTTCGCTGAATGCCATTATTTCTTCTCCTTTTTAGATTTTTCTTGTTGTTTTTCTTCCTTTTCTTCGGATTTTTTTATCTTCTCTTCAGATTTTTTCTTAATTTCTTCCAGTTCCTTTAACATATTCTGTCCGAATATATCCATATCGAGTATTTTCAATTCTGTTGTAAATTCTCCATCTTCTCCATCACAATTATGTGTTATTTTATCTATTACATAATCTTTTTCCAGTCCTTCTATAAATAACTGTGTATTTATTTTAAAATTCCTAAAACCTAATTTAACACTATATCCATCATCATCCACAGTCAGATTCAACAAATCCATTTGTGTTAATTCTGTTTTTTCTTTTATAAAAGAGTGTTTTGGCAAAAAATAAAGAAGTCCATTTTCTATATAGAATATGCTCATTGTGTCTTTTGCAATATCTTCAAATATTTTTTGTAAACTGGTATTTGATTTTGAAAAATTCGATTGATAAGGTAAATCTTTAAATAGTTCTATTTTACCTATTCCAAGTTTAATCTCATCTTTACTTCCAAATTTATCAATCAAATCTTTTATTACGAAACTTGGTTTATTCCCTTTTGGATAACTTATATTAAGAGTCTGCATCACAAATATATCTTTTTCCTGAAAGCACACTAAACTATATTTTATATCCAGTTCAGAAAATTCATTTTTTACTGTTGCAAGTTGACCTGAAAAAATCAAATCTTTTATTTTAATTTCTTTTTTCTCCCTATATCCTGCATAGAGTTCTATTCGTGGTTTTGCTTTCAAAAATTCATATTCTAAACTGAGTTGTCCTTTTTCTCTTGCTTTGATGTTATATAAATTTAATTCCAGGACATTAGATTGACTTGTCCTGTCTACTTCAAGCCTAAAATCCATGTTAAAGTTATCATTATCATATATAAGAACATTGTCGGCTAACATTAATCTTATTTCTATATATCTAAATTTATCTTTCATTCTTATTACCTCTTAAATAGTAAAAAAGTGAAGTTTTTTAAAGTTTTAATATTAAAATCACTTTTTAATCCTTCTTTATTTTTAGGCACTATCAATAAAATAAGATCATCATAATCATTAGTTATCTGTTTTGGAATATATAACAAGTCTTGATAAGGTTCTATTTTCAAAGTAGATAGCAATACGTTATCTACATTCATAATCTGCAAAATTATAGGATCTATTTCATCATGTAAATAACTGTATTTCTTATTTATATAAATTAGCTCAAATTTTATTTTTCTTTCAAATGCAATCAATTCTATTTTAGAAGTTTTATTCTCTATGTTTTCAATATCAAAAGTAATTTCTACAAAGTCATTCTTTATTATTAAGTCTTTAACTTCTTTTTCTTTATATTGTATTTTCATTTTTTTTACCTACTTTATAGCCCTGCTGTAAAGATTAACGAAATTTTTAAGCTTATCTTTTGCAACTCCGACTATTTGAGTAAACATGTTATCAGAAGAAGTTACATTCTTGACATCTTCATATAAATTCCCGCCAGGAACTCCATAACGCATTTCCTGAAAAGTTACACTTGCTTCAATGACATTATTTCCATCTTTTATATACTCTTCAGTCCTTGAAATGTCCCTAATAACCATATTTTTATACACATGATTTCTTTTTAACAAAATTAGAACTTGTTTATCATCTTCTTTCCAGTACTTTTCCAATGCTCCCATTTTTAATCTTGCCATTTTTCCAAAAAAAACAATATCCAAGGTCAGTTCTTTAGCTTTAAAATATCTATGATCATTATCTTCATATCCTAAATAAGTCTTTCTTGAAGTTATATCTTTCTGAAAATTAATCTCGTTTGATAAACTATGAAATGGTATCACTCCAAAAAAACCGTCTATTTTATCTAAATCCCATAAGCTCATTTTCTATCCTCCTGACCTTGAATAATGTATTTTAAATATATCTTTAAGCCTTGTATTTTCGTTAATTCCATGACTTGTTTTTGAACCATTTAAAACTATCTCAACTTTATTATTTACTTCTTTAGTATTCCCACCTAAAAATTTTTCCTTTATATGCTTAAATAATTCTGCTGCACCTTCTTTTCTTTGTGAATCAAGTAAAGCTTTTCTTTTTGCTTCGAATAAGTCGGCTCTTTTTATTTCATTTACAATTGAATATCCTGTTTTTTTCAGAACTTCCTGCAACCCTTCTATTGCGGAAACTATCGCTTTCTGTTCCTCAATATTCTCTTTGTTTTTTGAACTCCCAGAGCCACCCCCTCCTTTGTTGCCTTTTCCTTTACCTTTTCCACCACCTCCACCTTTTCCTCCTTTTTTACCTTTTCCACCGCCTGAGCTTCCACCACCTGCTCCACCTTTCATTTTCCCATATGGATCAGTTTTGTTCCCCTTATTCTTGTTTCCACCTGGCATTTTAAATCTTTTCTTTCCTGTATTATTTTTAGTGGAATTAGCACTCATTTCATTTTTTCTTGTTTGAACAGAACTTCTTCTATCGTTTGCAACTCCTGCTGCTTTATCAGATAAACCTTTAATTGCATTTCCTCCTGCTTTTACAACTCCACCTATTGCTCCACCAATCAAAGGAATACCAGAAACCATATCTCCTATTTTATTGACTGCATCTGCAAACATACTTAAAATTCTGGAAACTGCCGTAGCAGCAGCAGCAACAATACTATCAAATATATTTAAGACGATATTCTTCAAATTTATAAATCCTTGAGCTGCAAGTGGAATATTATTAGTAAAAAGTCCAACTATAATATCAATTATTGATGAAATAAAATCTGTAAAGCCATCCCATAAAAGCATTAAAGCATCTACCAAAAATTGCCACGATTCTAAAATAGCTGGAACTACATAATCCACAACGAACGCCACCATCATTTGAAATCCTTCACTAATGGAATTTATTATTTCCTGTACAGTAATTCCAACACCTATCCATTCAAGAAATCCATCAATTATAGCAAAAATATAACTTTCTCCTGTCATTAATCCATTCCATAAATCCCAAAGAACAGCTACAACTAAGGCAACTATTCCAACTACAACAAGCAATGGAGTTCCAAGTGTTGCAAAAAGTCCTCCAACACTAACAATAATCGGCACTAAAACTAAAAAAGCTCCTGTCAATCCGGCTATTG